ATCAATTTTTAAGAATTTAAATTTGTACGAACAATAGTAATCACGGTCAACAGACATCAGTAGTCATCTTCTTTGTTGTAGTTGTCCTCATCATCAAACTCTTCTTCCTCTTCTTCTACATAGTCCTTGTCGTTGTCCAAATATGCAGTCAAGGCTTTCTTGATGTCTGAATCACCTTTGAAGGCTTCCCGGATTTCTTCAACGTCATGGTCATGATCAATCAGGATAGACACAATGCTTTCGGCAGCATCTATACGATCTACCACGTTGACATATCTTTTTAATTCGCCCCAAATTTCGCTTGCTACTTCTGCTGACATTTTATTCCTCCGTTGCGTCGGCTGTACTTACCTCTGTCTTGATGTTCTTGAAATCTACCATGACTTTGTCCAAGCACCCATCATCATTCTTTTCCCAGGCTTTGCGGAACTTCTTGATAATCTCGCCATCACTGGTGGTAAACACCAGGCTGTTGCCTTCACGCTTGAGCAGCTCTTTTTTCTCAATCAAGTCTACCAAGCCTGAGTACGGACTCATACCTGTGGTGTAAGGAATCTTGACCTGCACACCTTCAAACGGTTTGGCATAGCGTGTTTTCATGACTTTACAGCCTGCACGAATACCGTTGACGTCACTCACTTTGTTACCGTCCTCGTCCTCTTTGAGCTTCATCTTCTTCATTGCAACAACGATACTACTGGCGTAAATGAAACCTTGACCTCCGGAGATTTTATCATCAGGGTCAAACATGTCCTGACTTGCGTATGTGTGGTTGGTACAAACCAAGCCTACGTTGTATGAGCCAAACATGTTCACACAGTTACGCACCAATGCTGTGAGTGCCTTGGGTTTACGACCCAGGTCACCCTTCATTTCGCCAGCATCGAACTGGTTGACGTCTGTGGGAGTCAATAGCATGCCCAGACTGTCAATCACAAACATGACCTTGGGACGTTCGCCTTCGGGTAGTGCTTTGTAGTCGCTCATGAATGTGGAGATGGTCTTGGCCACATCATCAATCATGGCCATGCTCAACTTCAGCAATTTGCTTTCGCTTGTGTCCACACCTAGTGCTTTGAGCCAGTCTTCATCAAGTGCGTTCTCCGAATCAATCAGCACCACAAAGATGCCTTGCTCTTGTGCGTTCTTCACAATATTGCCTGAGCAGATGTATGATTTGCCTGCACCCGAGTCGCCAGCAAACACTGTGACCTTGCCCAAGGGAATGCCTCGATTGAAGTCACCCGAGATCAAGTAGTTCAATGCATAGTTGCCTGTCGAGATCCAGTCTGTGGGATCGTTAAATCCTATTGACAACCCGTCAATGCTTTTTGTGATTTCCTTACGGAACTTGCTTACGTCAAATGGTTTTCCCATAATTTTCTTCCTTGTATAAATCTTTAAAAATTGCTCTGCTGTCTAATTTACGACGTTGATCCATGTCTGCTATTTTTTCAAACGATCCTGTTAAATCTTTTTCAAAAGGCTGATCCAAATGTTTCAGCATGTTTTGATATCCATTTTCTAACAAATAACCCGGGTGTTTGGCAATACGGTCAGACAATATCTTCTTCACTGAGTTTAACACACTCTCTGGCAAATGTCTAATATTTAGGTATGGCGGTCCGATCAACGCACCAATTATAAAACTGTTGTTGTGGAACCCTTGACCGGACAAATAATCCACACATTCAAAAATACTAAAATGATTCAATAAGAAATGCAACATATTGAATGATATCTTATGGTCAAGTTGTTTGATAATGTTTAAATTGTTTACAAAATCTTGCCATACTCCGCCATACCTTATATATTCGTATTCGGATTCTATGGTCTCTGCACTCACAATCCAGTGTACATTTTTAAATTCACAAGCCAACCCAAATATGCGTGTGTCAACTTTGCTGAGATTGGTGTTGATTCGGAGATTAACATTTGGATTGACTCGTTTTAATAGTTCAAGGAACTCTAAATTTTCTTTCATCAACAATGGTTCGCCGCCAGCCAAGTACACATGTTTCAACTGTGTTGCACGTTCAAAAATATATTGTTTAAACTTTTCAACTTGTTGATCCCTGGGAGTCAATATTAAAACTTCATTCTCGCTGGCCCATTTGCTACTAAATTCTGGGCCGCAGTATACACAGGCAAAATTACACAAATTACTCCAACGTATGTCCACAGTATGCAAGTCAAAGTTGTTTGTGTCATACAATGTGTTGTCAACATCACGCAGTTCTTTGAGATAGAACACACGATCGCTGATGATGTTGAAATTGTTTTTGTCCGTTTCTAAATCATAACAAGGATTGCATCGAGCAAACTTTTGTCCTGCTTGCATGTCTGCTTTGATCAGATAGTCACGGCCAAGTATTTGTTCTATGTCGTTGTCTTGTATGTTGCCAATGGGTTCAGCACTACGTATGCAATTTTTAACTGTGCCGTCAAAGTTGTACATGATACTGGTCCAGGGCACTGGACAAAATGCTCGATTGGTCAGATATTCTCGACTGTTCATGGATAATTTACACCCAGTGATAACTCACTGACTTCTAAATTAGGGCCAGCAGTATCCAATATATGCACAACAGTTTTTGCCCATTCATCAACATCAGCATATGGTATGGGACTAACCTGCCCCGGTTGTGTAGCAACTGCACCCGGTCTGATTAAAACAAGTTTGGGCCAATCTTGCAAGTGTTGCAATTGATAGTGTGCTTGTTCTAATGTTACTTTTTGATTTCTGTATTCAATCATGTCCAATCCTGGCAGTGTACTCACTGGTTGCGAAGCCATAATGGTGCTGATGTTTATGATACGTTTGCCTGCTTGGCCTTTCCACAATCTATACATTTCAAATAGCAATTCTGTTTGTGCAAATCCAGCCTGTGCATTGTTTATGAACACATCACAAGGTTCAATATTCAACGCTATTTTAGGAATGTTTCTGATGTTGTGTCCATGTCGTTTGCTGAGACCAACAATTTCATGTCCTTGTGCCTGATACACTTTGGTTAATGCTTGCCCAATACCTGCACTGTGCCCAGTTATTGCTATTTTCATCTGTAGTAATCCCATAATTTAATACCACGTAACTGATCTTGTGCCAATGTAAATAATTGCAGTTCGACGGTGTTGTCCTTGCCCTGGGCCACAATAGATTTGAGTTGATCAGGAACGTCCGCAGTTCTTGTCAAATGATTACTGTGCTTTACACTCAACACCGACGGATTTTCTAACAACGCCCAAGAATTTTTTAAATTATGTTGTTGTACATAAGAAAAAATATTCTTTAGATCACCAATGTTCAATGCACTTACTGTGGTCCATGTGTTCAAATCTATGTTCATGCGTTGATATGTCAGCAAGTTGTGTTCAAACTCTTCCCACACAATAGGCCAGCGAATGTAATTGTGCTTTCGACCAATTCCGTCCAAACTCACTGTGACTGTGACTTGTATGCCGCGTTTAGATAATTCTTCAACTTCAGTCATTAATACAGAACAGTTGGTGTTAATCCTGACACTGGCAACATTTTCTGGAATGTTTTTTAGTATGTGACGATAATTTTTACTGGCACTGGGTTCTCCACCGTTGATGTCCAAATGCACCACACGATCCAAAGGCAGTGACCAAAAGTGATTACTGTTGTCGACCCGCACATAATCTCGAGACTGCAAACTGCCAATTTTTGTACTCAAATTTTCATTGCAAGTTTGGCATGCACTGTTACAAACATTGTCTAGCACACCTCCTACAGTCAAGTAGTCCTGGCGAGTTTGTTTTTGATCAAACTCCACAGCATTGAGTCTGATGCTGATGTTGCTGACTTGTTCTGTTTGTTTGCATCTAACACATTCACTGGGCCAGATACCTTTGTGAAAACTCAATTTGGTATTTCTTAACCAAAGGCTTTGTTCCATTTCTTCCAATGAAGAAAATTCTGGTGCTTGAGTCATATGTCCACAGCGGCTCACTGTGCCGCTGGGGTTGAATCTTACAAAATGATCAAGTCTTGGGCAATACATGTTTTATAATATCTGGATAGTTATCTTTGTAATATTGCATTAGTTCAGTCCAGGTCAATTCTTGTCCTGCTAGATTCAACAATATTTGATCTAAAAATAACCAAAAATCTAACTCTGAATTGTTTTCAAATAATTTTTTTATAAATTCTGGAGTTGGTCTAACAATATCAGCATCACTGTCAAACTCAACTATATTGGAGAAATCTTTAAAATTTCTAAAACGTATTTTTGCATCTTTGTGCAGGTATTGACTGAGATTTGCCAACCAATGAAATTGCGGTAAGTAATGCCGATTTAAAAATTTATACCGACGTGCAAACCAAAATGCAGTGTTGTAATCTAGTTCAGGATGATCTCGTTGAAGATGCTGTAGATAAGTGTTGACTCCGCTGATATATCTGGTTCGCGGGTTTCGTACATACACATCTACATAATCAAGATCTGTTATTTGTTCATTGAACATTGTCATGAGATTGTTCAATGCTCTTTGAACTCGTAAACTGCTGCTTCCGTTTTTTTGAATTAAGTAAACCCATTGATTGTGAAGTGGTACATGTACCACTTCACATAGTTCTGGAAACAGCTCTGTATCCAGAGCTGTCTTCATTACTTGGCTTGACGGCTACGGATCATGGCCAGGATGTCCTGGGCATTTTGTCCTGATGCTGCAGGCTTGGCCACTGGTGCGGCTGCTGTAGGTGTGTCGTCTTCGTCAAAGTCACTTGCGGGTGCGGGTGCAGCCACTTTGAGTGCAGGCTTGGCTGCTGGTGCAGGAGTGTCCTCATCCGCATGTGCGGCTCCGGCACCACCCGGTGCTTGAACACCAGCAGGACGGAAGTATTGACCCCAGCGTTCTGTGTCGTAAGGTTGTCCATCTACTGAAGCTTCAAACATCTCTTTGATCACCTTCAACTCCACGTCGCCGGGTTTCTTGGGCAAGAATGTGCTCAAGTCAAACAAGCCATGTGTGGCAATTGCCGCTTGTTCTGCTTCGGTCAATGCTGATTCCTTACGTGCCCACTTTGATGTTGAGTAGTCAGCAAAGCCACCTTTGGCAGTTTTACTAACTCGGAAGTCCAAACCACGCAGGGTGTCTGTGGGCATTTCTTCCAGTTCAGGATCCATCAGCGCACCTTTGATGGTGGCAAAGATTTGTGGTCCGATAATGAAACGTCGGATAGGATTTTCCGGAGTCTTGTCTTCGCTTAGTGGGTTCTCACGCACAAAGCCTTGGAAGATGTAACTGCGTTTCTTCCAGTATTTGCGACCCATTTCTTCAAGGCTCTTGTCCTTGAACCAGGTGCGTACTTCTGCCAAGATAGGACAGGCTTCGCCCCACATTTCCACACAAGGTACTTGCACGTACACTTGTTTGGAATCCCCTTCGCCTTTGATGCCAGCAAAAGGCAAACGAATCATTGCTCGTTCTTGCCAGAAAAATGTGTTTTTTGTATTTGCATCGGGAAGGAATCGCAGTGTTGTACTTTGCCCTTCTTCCATGTTCCAATGTGGATAAATTGAATTGTCTCCACCGGTGGATTGCCCACCTTTGTTGCCCTCTGCTGCCTGTAGTCTTGCTCTAATTTCTGCTAATGATGCCATAGTTTTTTCTCCTTAATAAGTTGCCTATGTTATGTTGCCTATCTAAATGTTTAGATCTTAGTTGCCTGTGACACAAACAAAAAAACGCAAACACTGTAGTAGTAT